TCGCGCCCTTTATAAAGAAGGGGATGAAGATAGCATTAAGATGGCTAAAAGCCTTTCTGCTAAGCAACGCTTTTTCTCTCCCGTGTTGGTTCGCGGCGAGGAAGAGAAGGGTGTACGCATTTGGGGATACGGAAAACAAGTTTATGAGCAGTTACTCAATCTTGTTCTCAACCCCGAGTATGGAGATATTACCGATGTTGATGCGGGTACGGATCTCACGCTTCAGTATGGTAAGCCAGCTGGAGCACAGTTCCCGCAGACTAACCTGACACCACGTCGGAAATCTTCTAAGCTAACTAAGTCTGCTGACACTACGGCTGAGCTTCTTGATACGATTCCCGACATCGAGGGAGCTTTTGACAAGAAGTCTTTCGATCAAATCCAAACTATCTTGGATGAGGTCATGGACTTGGAAACAGATGACGATTCTCAAGGGACATCTCGTTTCGGTTCAAACGCTGTTGATAGTGCTTTGGCAGATTTGGAGAGTTAACACTCCTTTGCTGTGGATCGACACGGCGGTTATGCAGAACCCCACGGGAAGGCACAGGGCTATCAGGTGCCTTAACTCACTTAAAGGAGATAAATAAATGAGTTTAATTAAAGAAGGTGATACTATACAAGTTCACTACAAGGGCACACTGGAAGATGGAACAGAGTTTGATAACTCGCGAACCCGAGGAAACACGTTAGAATTCCAAGTAGGAGCAGGACAGCTCATTGCTGGGTTTAACAGTGCGGTCGAAGGAATGAGTCTTGGAGAAGTTAAAACCGTAACTATCCCTTTTGCGGAAGCATACGGAGATATTCACAAAGAAGCTTTTCGCGACTATTCAGTAGAGTTGTTCGGCGAAGATATTGAACTAGAAGTAGGAGGAGTTGTTCAAGGAACTACTCCAGAAGGACAGCCTCTCTTGGCTAAAGTAACCGCAGTAACTGATACTACTGTTACTTTAGATCACAACCATCCTCTCGCAGGGAAAGATCTAATATTTGAGATTGAGGTGATTGAAATTGCTGGATAAAGGAGAAATCAATGACAGTAGGTAAAATGTCGCCCGACGACATAAGAAAATTATTGAACAAGTCTGCTGGTCAGAAAATCTCTCACAATCTCAATAAAGATAACCCTACAAACGTCAAACAGTGGATTCCAACTGGCTCTCGCTGGTTGGATTCAATCGTTTGTAGGGGATATCTGGGAGGGATCCCAGTCGGGAAAATCACCGAGATTGCTGGCTTGGAATCGACTGGCAAGTCTTACATGGCGGCACAAGTAGCCGCCAATGCCCAAAAGATGGGCATTCAGGTTGTCTACTTTGATTCTGAATCCGCTTTGGATTCTTCATTCCTTGAAAGAACAGGTTGTAATGTAGATGATATTATCTATACGCAGGCAATTTCCGTAGAGAAAGTGCTTGAAATGATTGAGACTTTGATGATAAACAATGAAAATAAAATGTTGTTTATCTGGGATTCTCTTGCTTTAACTCCAACCGAGAACACTATTGAAGGCGACTTCAATCCTCAATCCTCCATGGCAGTAAAAGCGCGTGTTCTTTCAAAAGGTATGCAAAAGCTCACGGTTCCGATTGCGAATACTCAAAGCACTATGTTGGTTTTGAATCAGTTAAAAACCAACATCACCCGAAACATCGCAGAGACCTTGACCACACCTTATGTAACCCCTGGAGGCAAAACGCTTCCATACACTTATTCATTGCGCGTGTGGCTCACTTCCCGAAAAGCAAAGAACTCGTTTGTTACAGATGATAAAGGTTTTAGGATCGGTTCGGAGGTCAAGTGTACTTTGAAAAAAAGTCGCTTTGGAACTCAAGGTCGCCAATGCACATTTAAGATTCTTTGGGGAGATAAGATTGGTATTCAAGATGAAGAAAGTTGGCTTGAAGCCGTGAAAGGATCTCCACAAATTATTTCCAAGGGTCCTTGGTATAGTTTGGTTTACAAAGATGGAACAAACGAGAAGTTTCAAGGAGCCAAATGGATGGACAAACTTCAAAATGAAAAGTTTAGGAACCGCATTCTTGAAATCATGGATGACGAGATTATAATGAAGTTTGATAATAGAGAAGGGAATGCTTCAGATTTTTACGAAATAGACCCAGAATAAACTATTTATCTGGAAGGATTATAAGAGTTTATGGAACATATCGTAGAAAAAGTATTTAAAAGAATAGTAGAAGCAACAGAGAAAGACTTAATGAAGTTCGAAGCTGGGCTAGTAATCAGCACCAACTATCAGATCTCTGATATCCTCACTACTATTCGCGCCTTCTCTGGCGTTGTTATTGTATCACCAGGGGGAGACACCATGAAGATGGGAGAGCTTAAAGAACGCTCAACCATCACTATGAAAATTGTACCTCCTGTTGATGTGAAAGAGTATATAACGCTATTGAGAGAGAAAATCGCTGCCATCCCCGGCATCCTTTCTTTTAAGATGCGCCCAGTGCAAGATTAAACAGAGGCTAAAATGTCTAAGAAAACTGTGATTGTTCTGGACATGAACAATCTATTTTTGCGTTCGTATATCATGGACCCTACTATTTCGCTAAATGGACCGCCCATTGGAGGAATAAGAGGGTTTTTTCGTTCTTTGCAGAAGATTTGCAGGGAGCTTAGCCCCACGAAGATTGTAGCGTGTTGGGACGGCGAGGGAGGATCCCAGAAACGCCGCCAGATTACTAAAGAATACAAACAAGGGCGTAAGCCTCTTCGTCTTAATCGCTCCGTTCAGGCGCTCACATCACAGCAAGTTCAAGAAAATCAGGTGTGGCAGAACATACGAGTAATGGAGTATCTAAACCAAACTCCCATTATCCAGCTCGGCTTTCCAGGTGTAGAAGCGGATGATGTCATTTCTAAAGTAGTCCAGTCAAACAATCTGGCGGATTACAAAAAAATTATTGTCTCCGCAGATAAAGATTTTTGGCAGCTCATTACAGATGACACGATAGTTTATCGTCCCATCGGATCTGAAACTAAAACTAAAGAAATAATTTTAGAAGAGTTCGGCATTCACCCCAACAATTTTGCATTGGCTCGGGCGATTGCAGGAGATAAAAGCGATAATCTTCCTGGTATCGACAGGGCGGGGCTTAAAACGGTGGCGAAAAGGTTTCCTTTCTTACGAGAAGAGAAGGACTTTTCCATTAGTGAGTTGTTAGATTACTCACAGAAAATGTTGACCGAAACAAAAATAAAATTTTATCCTTCGATAATCCAAGGTCAACAGACTATACTACGAAATTATAAAATGATGCAGCTTAAATCTCCTATGCTAAGCGCCCAATCGGCTATTGCAATAAGGCGTATTCTGGCTGAAGCAGAATATATTTTCAATCGCACCGCGTTCAGGGCTCATATGATGAAAGACGGTTTTGACATGGGGAAGAACGGCTTCTCTGAACTCTTTGCCTTTTTTCACAATATATGCCTTGAAAATCGCACCAAATAAGTTTATAATATAACTTAAACAAGGAAACATTATGAAAGAAGACGTCACGTTTTCCAATTATGGAAAATCGTTTCAAGAGACATTATCTCAATTAATTTTTGAAGACCGAGCTTTTTCTGAACAAGTGGAAGAAGTCCTGGATATTAATTTTTTTGAGTTAAGATACCTACAAGAGTTTGTCCGCTTGGTGTTTGGGTATAGGCGCAAATATGGCGTCCATCCATCAGAAGAGATAATGTCGACCATTCTCCGAGCAGAATTGGAAGATGAAAGTGACTTGATTAAGAAGCAAATGAGAGATTATTTTGCTCGGTCAATCGCCACCAAGGTCAAAGATGTGGATTATATTAAAGAAACTGCCCTTGACTTCTGTAAAAAACAGAAACTTAAAGAAGCGATGATCAAGTCTGTTGGTTTGTTACAACGCTCATCTTTTGGAGAAATAAAAAAGATTATCGATGAAGCATTAAAGCTCGGCACTGATAACAACTTTGGTCATAATTACAAAACTGATTTTGAACTAAGATATGTTGACCGCCCGCGCAATGCTGTTTCCACCGGATGGATAGAAATGGATAAGATTTTAAAAGGCGGCTTGGGCAAAGGAGAGCTTGGTGTAGGCATCGCTGCGACTGGAGCGGGCAAAAGTATGGCTTTGGTACATCTAGGCGCAGCTGCGCTTAAGGCTGGGAAGAACGTTATACACTATACGCTAGAACTGACGGAGCCTGTAGTAGGTCTCCGATATGATAGTTGTCTTAGCGGTGTTCCCATCAACGACCTTCGCGCTTACAAAGATCATGTTTATGAATCATGTTCAGACGTAGAAGGAAATCTTATTATCAAGGAATATCCTACAAAGTCTGCTTCTACTAACACAATCAGGGCACATCTTTCTAAATTAGAAAAAAGAAACCATCCTGTTGATATGATAATCGTTGATTATGGAGACCTTCTTAAACCCACTACTCATTTTAAAGAAAAAAGAAATGAACTAGAGTCTATTTACGAAGAGCTGCGCGGTATCGCCCAGGAATATGAATGTCCCTTGTGGACAGTTTCACAAACTAATAGGTCGGGATTGAATACAGAAATCATTACAATGGAATCCATCTCAGAAGCATTTAGCAAGTGCTTTGTAGCAGATTTTATTTTTTCTTTATCGCGGACTATTAAACACAAAAATGAAAATACAGGGCGAGTTTTTATTGCTAAAAATCGCAATGGTCCAGATGGTTTGGTCTATCCTATTTTTATGGACACGGCTAATGTTAAGATCAATATTTTACCTCAAAATCATGAAACCATTGACAGCATTAATCAAAAATCTTTGCAGGACGAGAAAAATAATTTGAAGGAAAAATATAAGAATTTTAGAAAAAATAAAGGATTTTAAAAATGGACGTAACTCAGCAAATTTTATCAGATATTACCGTGCATATGAAGTATGCACGCTTCTTGCCCAGGAAAGAAAGACGAGAAACTTGGAAAGAACTTGTTACCAGAAATAGGAAAATGCACACCAAAAAATATCCTCATTTAAAGGAAGAAATTAATCGGGCGTATAAATACGTCTATGCAAAAAAAGTTCTCCCTTCTATGCGTAGTATGCAATTTGGTGGCAAACCCATTGAGGTTGCTCCTAATCGTATCTATAACTGTTGTTTTCTTCCTATTGACGATTGGCGTTCTTTTTCAGAAACTATGTTTCTTCTTCTTGGGGGAACAGGGGTTGGATACTCCGTTCAAAAACATCATGTCGAAAAGTTACCGGAAATTCAAAAGCCGAATTCTAAACGAACCAGGCGATTTTTAATCGCTGATTCTATTGAAGGCTGGGCAGATTCAATCAAAGCGTTGATGAGAAGTTATTTTCATGGCGGCTCCAAGATCCGTTTTGATTTTTCTGATATTCGCCCCAAGGGCTCTCGCTTGATGACTTCTGGAGGTAAAGCTCCCGGACCCCAACCTCTTAAAGAGTGTCTTCTTAAAATTGAAGGGATCTTAAGTGAAAAGGACGATGGCGACCAATTATCTACAATTGAAGTTCATGATGTTATTTGTCATATCGCCGATGCTGTGCTTGCTGGCGGCATCCGCCGAGCTGCTCTTATATCTCTTTTTAGCGCCGCTGATGATGAGATGCTTGCATCCAAAACAGGACGCTGGTGGGAAAAAAATCCACAACGAGGAAGAGCAAACAACTCTGTCGTCTTGATGAGACACAGAATAACAAAAGAATATTTTAGTGACCTGTGGAATCGCGTAAAGGCGTCAGGAGCAGGCGAGCCAGGCTTTTATTTTACCAACGATAAAGACTGGGGCACCAATCCATGTTGCGAAATTGCCCTACGTCCTTATCAGTTCTGCAATCTCTGCGAAGTCAATGTCAGCGACATTGAAACACAAGAAGAATACGAAGCCCGAGCTACCGCCGCCGCATTTATTGGCACCTTACAGGCAGGCTACACCGATTTCCACTATCTACGCGACGTATGGCGTAGAAACACCGAGAAGGATGCTCTCATTGGTGTGTCCATGACAGGCATAGCGTCGGGCAAAGTCTTAGAGCTTGACATGAAGAAAGCCGCCCAAGCTGTGAAAAAAGAAAATAAGCGGGTTGCTTCTCTCATTGGTGTTAAACACGCGACCCGCACCACCTGCGTGAAACCAGCAGGAACGACGTCTTTAGCTCTAGGAACTTCTAGCGGGGTTCACGCCTGGCATAATGAATACTATATCAGAAGATTACGAGTGGGCAAGAATGAGCCCATCTATACATATCTGGTGATTAGCCACGGCAACTTGGTAGAAGATGAATATTTTAGACCCCACGATACAGCCGTCATCGCGATTCCTCAAAAAGCTCCCGAAGGAGCGATTACGAGGAATGAAAGCGCTCTTCAACTCTTAAAAAGAGTGAAGAAGGTAAGCGAAGAGTGGGTTAAAAATGGACATTTCCGAGGTCAGAACACTCACAATGTTTCAGCGACCATTTCTATTAAAGACGCTGAATGGATTGATGTAGGAGAGTGGATGTGGGAGAATAGGAAATTCTACAATGGTTTGTCCGTTCTCCCGTTTGACGGAGGAACTTATGTTCAGGCTCCATTCGAAGATTGTTCTAAGGAGCGTTATGAAGCGCTTTTGGAAGATTTAGGAAATGTTGACTTAACAAAAGTGGTAGAAATAGAAGATAATACAGATCTTAAAAGCGAAGTTGCTTGCGGATCTGGTGGGTGCGAAGTCATTTAAACAAAGGAGAAATAAATGAGTGATCAAGATAAAACAAAAGAAGAGTATGTTGTAGACTTTATTAAATCGTTTGATGCAAACGAGCAAGCAATGGAGCCTTACAAGGAGCAT